TATGGATATGGACCCGATTCTATCATCGGCATTAGATGTATATTCGGATGAAACTACTGCAAGAAACGAAATGGGTAATGTTTTAAAAATTCATCATGAAGATGACCAAATAAAACAAATATTAGAAAATTTATTTTACGATATTATTAATGTAGAATTCAATTTATGGCCATGGACTAGAAATTTAGTAAAATATGGTGATTTCTTTTTACAATTGGAAATAGCAGATAAATTGGGTATTGTAAATGTAATGCCATTATCAACATACGAAGTTAGTAGAGTTGAAAATTTTGACCCAGAAAATCCACAAAGAGTTAAATTCATATACGCACCATACCAAAACCCATCAGGTGGATATGGTCAAACTCCAAAGAAAGAATTTGAAAACTATGAAATGGCTCACTTTAGATTAAACTCAGATTCAAACTTTTTACCTTACGGAAAATCTATGATTGAAGGTGCAAGAAGAGTTTGGAAACAATTGATGTTGATGGAAGATGCGATGTTAATTCATAGAGTAATGAGAGCTCCTGAAAAAAGAATATTCAAAATTGATGTAGGTAATATTCCACCGAATGAGGTCGATAACTACATGCAAAAAATTATCAATGGTTCTAAAAAGGTTCCATTTGTAGACGAAAGAACTGGTGATTATAATTTAAAGTACAATATGCAAAACCTTATTGAAGATTATTACATGCCAGTTCGTGGTAATGATAATGGTACTTCAATTGATACATTAAAAGGTTTGGAATATAATATGATTGATGATATTAACTACTTAAAGGGTAAGTTAATGGCAGCATTAAAAATTCCAAAAGCATTCTTAGGATATGAAGAAGATGTAAATGGTAAAGCAACTCTTGCAGCACAAGATGTTAGATTTGCAAAAACTATTGAAAGAATACAAAGAGTATTGATTTCGGAATTAACTAAAGTAGCAATTGTTCACTTATATGCACAAGGTATTACTGATGATAGATTAACTGATTTTACATTGGAACTTACAATACCATCAAAAATTTACGAACAAGAGCAAGTTGAATTATACACTTCTAAAGTAGCATTAATTCAACAAATGCAACAAACTAAAATGTTCTCTAAAGAATGGATGTATGAGGCAGTAATGAAACTTGCAAAAGATGAGCAAGATACAATGACATTACAGGTATTAGATGATACAAAACAAACATTCCGTTTAACCTCAATTGAAACACAAGGTGTAGACCCTGCAAAAGAAACAGGTACGGATGGTGCAACAAATGTAGAAGAAGAATTGGATAGATTAAAATCGGAACTAGAAGAAGATGGTGTTGGTAGACCAAAAGACCCTGTTAGATATGGTAAAGATGACCACCCAGAAGGTAGAGACCCATTAGGTATTAAAACCCTTAAACAAAAAGAAGGTTCGGTAAAATACAAAGCAAGAGATTCGTATTTAGAGATATTTAAAGACATGAACGGAAATAAAAAGACTATTTTAACAGAAGATAACACAAAATAGTATTAAACCAATAATAAAATATATTTATATCAGAATAATTGTATAATTTGATGAAAAAAATAAAACATTCGAAATTTAAAAATACGGGATTTATATTTGAATTATTAGTAAGACAAATTACTGCAGAAGTAATGTCATCTAGTAAGTCAGTAGCTGAAAAACTTTTAAAAGAACACTTTAATTCTAAGCAAGAATTATCAAAAGAATTGAAATTATATCAATATCTTATTAATGAAAAATATAATTCAGAATCAAAGGCTGAACAATTCATTAATACAATATTAGAAGCTCGTAAGAAAATCGATGAGAAAAAACTTACAAAAGAAAAATACAATCTTATAAAAGAGATTAAAGAAACTTATGATTTAGATGAGTTTATCAAATCTCCAATTTCTAATTATAAAACATTAGCATCTATTTATAAAATATTTGAAACAGTTGTAACCGATACACAATACGAACCAACCGATATAGTATCAGCAAGATTTACAATTGCAGAAAATATTATTAATTCTTCTATTCAAAATAAAGATGTAAAACTTAAAGATGCAGTTTTAGAAGAATATAGAAAACAAGATGATGATTTAAGAGCGGTTTCTTATAAATTATTAGTTGAATCATTTAATAACAAATATAGTAATCTTACAAATGACCAAAAGGGTTTATTGAGAGAATATATTAATAATATCAATAATACTGGTAAATTAAGTGAATATGTTTCAAATGAGGTAACTAAATTGGTAGAAGGATTAAAACAAGTTGGTTCTAAAATTTCTGACAAAGTAACAAAAATTAAATTAGCAGAAACTATTACAAATATTAGAAAAATTAAATCTGTTAAAAAGATTAAAGAACAACACTTATCGGCAATGATGATGACATATGAATTATTAAAAGAATTAAAAGAATCAATAAAAAAATAAAAAATGGTAAATTATAGAATATTTAACGCAAAAGAATATACCGCAGGACAATCCGGTTCATTGGAAAATGCATGGGGTGTAATGAGAGGTTCAGCAGTTTGTTCAGGTTCAGTATACTTAGAAGGATTTGTAACTCCGTCAGGTTCAACACCGGCTAGCACTCGTTCTACTTTAAAATTAGAATCATTGGCACAAGGTGAACCAATTCCTTGTTATGTTAGAAGTATTACAGTAACATCTGGAACAGCATATTTATTAGCATAATAAACACAAAAAAATGCCAGAAGTATCTAAAGAACAACAATTAAGTAAGATTAGAGAAATCGTTCGTAAAATAGTTAGAGAAAGAATGATTGACGAAATGAACACCACAGGTAATATTGAAGGATATAATACTCCATATGCATTTAGTGGTAAAGATAGTGAAAAGAAAAAAGCCAAAAGACAAGCAGACCTAACAGGATATACTCCAGTTAATGAAAATAGATGGTTGGCATTAAAACAAGATGAATCAACCGCACAATCTAAAATTGGTAGAGGTATATCTAATATCAATAAACAATTGAGAGAAATGGAAAGATTTCTTAATTGGTATGGTAAGATTAAAAATGAAAGTGGTGTTAGTAATAAATCCTATTGGAAAAGAACAAATAGTCATATTTATAGTATACAGGAGAGATTATTAAAATTAGACCAAAAAATCAGACAAATATCAGAATAATGAAACATACAGAATTAAAAGAACTTATCCGTCAAGTAGTTAAAGAAGAGGCAGACTACCAACAATTATTTAAACATATGTTAGATAGAACAGGTAAATCTATTCCTGATATGTCCGATGGTGAAAAGGTAAAATTTTTTAGTGCAGTAGATAAAGCATATAAAGCAAAATCAGAAGGTAAATTAACAGGATACAACGAAGCTGAATTATCAGCAGGCCAAAAGAAAATTGATGTGGATGGTGATGGTGAAATAGAAGGTTCGGATTTAGCAGCATTAAGAAATAAAAAATAATGAGTAAAGGATTATTAATTGAAACACATTTGTTTGAAGCAAAACTTCAACAAGAAGAAAATGGAACTTATTTAGTTAAGGGAATTCTTCAAAGAGCAGGTGCTCCAAATCAAAATAATAGAAGATATCCTAAAGAAATATTAGAAAGAGAGTGTCAAAAATATCAACAACTTATTAAAGAAAGAAGAGCTTTAGGTGAATTAGACCATCCTGAATCTCCTGTTATTAATTTAAAGAATGTATCACACAACATTAGAGAAATCTATTGGGAAGGTGATGATGTGTGTGGAGTAGTGGAAATACTTTCAACACCATCTGGAAACATTTTAAAAGAATTATTAAAGAACAATATTCGTTTAGGTATTTCATCTAGAGGTTTAGGTTCAGTTAAAGAATTAAGAGATGGTACCGTAATGGTAGCAGAAGATTTCGAATTGGTAGGGTGGGATTTTGTTTCAAACCCATCAACACATGGAGCATTTATGGCACCTTTACAGGAGTCAAAACAATGGGCAAAGATAGCAGAGGAATGTGGTAAGTGGTGTAGGTCACAAGATTTAATGAGAGAAATTATAATTGAACTTAATTAATATGGCAAAGTTAATAAACTTAATACCTGGTAGAGAAATTGTAAAAGAAGAATTAGATGATATGGATGTTGCATTGCCGGCATCTGCAGAAAGATTTTTAGATAGAGCAATTAAAGCATTAAAAGGATATAATCTTAATAAAAGAAAAGAACAATATGTAATTGCAAAAATGATTGATGCATTAGGTATGACTCCATCCGAATTAATGCAAGCGGTTCAAAAATTGAAGAAAAATAAAATTGTAAATAGATAACTTATGATAAAGTTAAAACATATATTGAGAGAAACCGAAGAGTTTCAACAACTTCCAACCGAATTAAAAAGACATTTTTTAGAAATCATTTCTACATACGGACAACATAGAGAGGGGATGAATAGAAAATCTGATATTATGCAAATTGCAGAAACATTGGGTGGAATTGCAGATGCAGCACAAGAATATACTTTAAGAGAAGGTGGTGATTGGTTCGATAGAGTTACAATCAAGCGTAACATGAACGAATTAAAAAAATTACAAGCTGGTTTTGAAAAAGAAGCAGTAGAAGCAAAATCTCAACAACAAAGATTAGAA